CCTGCTGCAAGACTAAGCGTCGTTTTATTCAATGTAATACCTGTTGCACTAATGGATGCCGTCGATGGGTAGAAGATACGGCAAGGCATTTCTCCTACCAACATTTGTTCAGGCGTGGCATGAGCAGTAAATTCAAGATCACTTGTCGCTTCTTCTTTGTCTTTTGTGTCAAGACCAAATGTACTTGTCACAAGACAATTATCAAGAACGACAATAATCTCTTTGTTCGTTCCACGTTGGAAACCATAAATTGCAATGTTGTCAATATAATCACCATCTTTTACCTGACGTTCAAATTCAATCACTTGATATCCATCTGGCGCTTCATCTTTAGTTGCAGCACGGGCTGTTCCACCAGAAATTAAAGCAATCGTTTCAGGGCTAAACTCCTTTAATTTAGAAGACATTTTGGCTGTGAAACTTTCCACAACCTCCAATCCTTTTACCGGTGTAATGTATGCACCATCGACTTCCATTAAACGTTTTTTAATTTCGATTTCTACTTTTGTTCCACCAGAGGTCGCACCAATCGGTGTACCTGTAAATCCTGTAGATTTATCATATGTTAAATCTCGAACAATAACGCCCGAATCGACAATAAAATTCTGTGGACTTTCGGGAGTAAACCCCACTTTTGGTAATGCCATTATAATTTTCTCCAGTCTATTGTAATTTCCAACTGCAATGAACGCCTAAGCAGTTCATCTTGACTTGTTGGAATATTATTTGCTCGAACATACTTCCAATTCGCGCCAAAATATTCATTAAGGTCACGCTTGTAAGCAAGTTCTTGTTTAATCTTTGTCTCAATCAAAAAGATGTTTTCATAACTTGGGTTTAAGTCGAAAATATCTAAGTCAATCGAAACAGTTTCTTGGTTTCTATCTTCTTCAAAGCTCGTATCAATATCAAAAGTACAATAAGGATAGGTTACTTTTCCACTATTATTCTTAGAATAGTATGTTTCTGAATGGATTTCTTGAAGAAGAGTAGTAATATAAGCTATGAGTTTATCCATTACAAATTCCTCATTTCTGCATTGATAATTGATTTGATATTTTTCTTGTTTGCTCTAAAAGCATCACGCAAGAATCTCTTAGGTTTGCTCCCTCGTGTAAAGTGTACTTTTCCGTCAGGTCCTTCATAGACCCAACCGCCTTTTCTTCCAGCACCGTTTTCTGCAAATTCTCCTGTTCCGAATTCTTGATAAACAGCATACTGTAGATTACTTCCAACTTTAGCAACAAGTTTTCCGCCAGAATTATCAATTGTCCTTGAAATACTTCTTCTTAGCTCACCAGATTCGACAGGCGCTCTATCTTTAACTTCTCCGACCATATGAATGCTTGCTGCTTCAAGGGCACGTTCTGCCGCTTGCATAATGACTTTAGTGACTCCATCAACATTCGTTTCAATTTCAAAATCATTTTTAGCCATTATCTTACTCCTTTTTGAAGGTCAGATAAATTTCAAGATGATGGTGAATACCCATTGGATCATCAACATAAGTGATTGAATAGGTATTTCCTTGTTCATCAACTAATTCCATGTCTTCGGTTATTCCACTGACATATTGAGGGATAATCGCATAGTGAGTCGATTCTTTAATGAATGCATTCTGATTTACTGCCTGATCGGTTCCGGAGGCTAAGTCGATATAGCCTTTAACTGTTGTGAAGTCTTCAAAATCAAATTTAAAACCACCGATTCCGTCAGGGGTTCGATTTTTTTTTTGTATCAAAAGAGTTTGAGGTGCATACATCTTACCACCTCATTTTCTTATATTTTTTCAGAAAGCCAAATAAACTGGCTGGATATCCATTGATTGATTCACTCGAATTCATGTCATAGTAAGTGATGTTCATTCGAGCAATGCTTTCAGACTTGATACCAAGCTTATCCCCCATAGTTACATCATACTGGAGCAATTTTTTGACCCCCTCAACAATGTCAGGAGGGTAGGATATCTTAGTGATAAAAGCACTTTGAAAGTTGCCATTAAACAACTCCGCATCTTTAAGCTTGATTGTCTTGTCGTTGATTTCTTCAATCACATACAAGCCATCATTCACGCCCATATCCTGATTTAATCCTGAACCCGTCTGACTCCAGGTATTACTGATTTCAATTGTTTCACCAACACGAAGAAAAGAAAGCGTGTCATTGAACCATAAAGTATTTTCATCGGTTACTTTGAACTGATAAAATCTAACGTTCAAGTTTTGAAACTTATTATGCGTTAGAGCACGAATAGACTGCTCTAATCCATCGAGCGTTTCTTGAGTAATACTAGGGTTGATTTTTTGTGCTTCATCTAGCGTGATAATCATAATTAACCTCCCACTAAAGCGAGCAAGTCAGCTTTTACCATTGAGCTGGTGTAAGCTATCCCTTTCTGGTCAAGATAACTCTTGATTTTGTTTACTGTCCAGCTATTATCTGGGATTGCCCCTTTCTCCGGGGCATCATCGGGGTTTAGGAGCAGTTGCTTTCAAGACAGCTTTCTTGTTGTCGTCAAGCATGAATTGACCACCTTTAGCATGAGCTTGGAGTGCTTTACCGTCAAAGGCTTCTGAATCAATTGTACGAGCTGTAGCAATACCAACAAATGGAATAGCAACTTGATCAGCAGCAAAATAAGCAACTTCGCCTGAAACAAAGTATTTATCAGGAGTTTCTTCAAGTTTGAACCCTTTATATTTCGGAACAGTGTTATTATCAAGACTGACAGTTGCACCTTTTAGTGAAGTTGCATTAGTCAAATCAACAACTGCTTGGTATAAATCAGGAACAAGGTAGGCTGTTTTATCTGCATCGATTTCATTATTAGTGAATTCTTTTGCAGCAGCATTGAACAAAGCATTGATATTTTCTTCTGTGTATTTGCTATTGGCATCTACCATTGCAAGTGTTTTGCTTGCGTTATCAGACAAGAATTTACCGTTCTTTTGGTTCATGTAACGAGTTTGAGCAATTGATTGAGCTTCCAAACGGTCAGCTACTGCATCGTCAAGTCCAGCGTTTACTGTGGCAATATCAATTCCTTCATGAATTACCAATTCATAGCTGAAATCAACATCAGTATCAGCATAAATAACCTCAGTACGGTTACCAAAACGTGAAGAGTTTCCAGTTCCAGTTCCAAAACCTACATTAGGGTCTTTGCTGTAAGTTCCAATTACTACTGGTGTAGCATTAGTTTTTACAGAAAAGGCTTTGGTGTTAAATGTGATCCCGTCAACTGTTTGAATTGGGGAAAATGCACCAGAGAATGCGGATTTAGCGTTGAATACTGCGGCAAGAATACCTTTATATTGTGGTTCATAACGACGTGCGTTTAGTTGGTTGTTATTAGTTGTCATATTTTTTTACCTCTCTTATTTCCCTTGTGGAACATATTTTGCGACTTTATCAGCAAATGGATCAGGTTTTTCTTCGTCATCTTCTTTATCATCTGGCGAATCAATTTTTTTAAGGCCTTCTATAAGGTCTTGCAGTGCTTTACCTACATTTGCGTCATCTTCTTTATCAATGGCCTCTGTTAGTCCAGCGACAAGTTTGTCAATTCCAGCTTCTTTAAGCTGTGCAACCGTAACGGGTTGTTTTTCTTTGTCTTCCAAAGTGATTCCTCCTATTGGTTATATTTGGCAATTTTTTCTGAGAACGGGTCAAAATCTACATTTTTACCGTCTTTAGGGATGTTATCCAGAGGAGTCCAGCCCTTATGATCTTTTGGAGGTTCAGGGGACTCAAAGTATTTTGGATAGCTTTCTTTCAATTCATTGAGCTTGTCATCGAAGTTAATAAACTCTCCATCTTCTCCAACTTCTAAATCTTCTCCACCACGCATTTTATAGTTGAGAATATAGTCAATGTCATTAACACCAGCTTTAGTCAGCAATTTTTCAAGCTTAGTAGTACGCTTGATTGAGCTATTTTCTCTTGTCAGTGTTTCAACTTGACCTTGAAGTTCTTCAAGTTTTTCTAACTCAGATTGATTAGACTCTAAAGTTTTTTGAACTTCTTCGGCAGCAGCTTCAAGTTCAGTAATTCTTTCATTACTTTCATCGAGTTGCGCTTTGGCTTCATCTCGTTGTTGAACAGCCTTGTTAT